TTAAATTCTTCGTCGGACAACTGTACGTTCTTGAACTCGCCGTATATATTCTTACTCTTACTCTTACTCTTACTCTTACTCTTATCGGACATTGAGGGGACATTGTCCTCTTTTGGTGGACATTGTCCGTTTTCAAGTAGTTTTTGTTTCTCCCTATATAGTCTTTTCTTCTCTGCCCATGCCGTTTCCGAGCCAAGCATCTTCTCGACTTCTGCCATATAGAACGTCCCGTCGTCCATGACCTCCATCATGTTCAGCCCTGTGAAAATCTTTATCGCACTTCTTACTACGTCAATATTTGTGTGAGTGATGGTCGCGAGCATTTCTTCGTTGTACGGGATTTCGTCACTAAACCGCAGGTTGCCGTCATGGTCTACACTCTCACAGAGAAGTTTGAGGTAGAACAGGATATAGTCTTTCCCGTTTGGCATAGCCTCTATGATTTGAATGTCGTGTCTTTTGAAAAAATCTCGTTTCAGTTTCAGCCAGTAATACTTTCCTGCCATTACCATGCCTCCTTTAACTGTTGCATTTCGCTATCTGTTATCGTATTTATCCCTGCGTCCTGCGCCATCTGGACTACGTAATCCGTCAGCCTATAAAGTTCCTCTGCGTTGTAAACACTTGCGCCTCTGTAAAGTCTTAAAGTGGTTTCTTCTTCGCCTCGAATCACAGTCTCCGCAAACCAACCGATTCCGTTTCTCTGCCAGTCCTCTATGAGTTCTTTCGTGGAATCGTTTGGTACTTTCACATCATTCCATAATCCCACGTCCCTCACGGCTAACCGATAAACGTCCTCTTTTGAGAGAGACATAAAACCGTGTTTCCTTTTGGCTATCGCATCGCACAATGCCCACATATAGTTGTGCATATTGATTGACTTAACCTTTTTCTTCTTGAGTGTTAGGGTGTAGCCGTTAAGGTCTTTGCCAAGTACGTCCTTGAACTCGTCAAGGTCTTCCCTTTTTACTTGGAATCCCACGAGTGCGGGCGCAGGCGGTTTGAATTTAACCCAACACTTCTGTACCTGTACCTCTATCAAAGATAATTCCTCCCTATCAGTTCCATAAATTCTTCTCTGCTATGTGTTTCCTCGAACTTCCGTTGGCAGTCCTGTTTCAAGAACAGGTCAACGTCTTTATCGTTGTGAGGGGTTTTGTTCGGAGAGTTCTCGATATGGAAGTCGTGCCGTAGCCAAACCCAAAATCCGTTCTCGTCACTTATCCTGCGATTCCCCCAACCGAAGAAGATGTGGTGGCAATCAAGCCCATCTCCCTCGTAGCCCGTAAGGTAACACTTCTTCTCGTCCTGTAATATTGACGGTTTTCTCATTCTGTCTAACTCCTCTGCTAATGGTTTGAGGCAGTCAAGGAAATGGTTGACATGACCTTTCTTGTACTTGACCTTGTGGACTTTAATTCTGTCTGCATCTACTACGGGGTTATCTGTAATGTAATCTTCTTCCGTAAGCCCGTAGGACAGAATGTATAACTTCTTAAAGTCTCCGACTGCTTCCTTGTAGGCATACATTTCCGTCTGCACCTGCGCCTCTATGTACGGAGTAATCTCGAAAGGTTTGTCTATCTTGTGTGTCTTTACCTCGTAGATGATTCCGTCTTTGTCGCCGTCAAGGTTTACCCTTAAACGCAGGTCTTCCAGAAAGATTTGTCTGTCCTTGTTGATAGACTTATCGAAAGCCTCAAGGATTGGGTGTTCAAACTTCGTGCCTGCCTCCGTGTAGATGTTGCCCGTAAAGTCCGACTTCTCTATGCCTTGCTTTATCCTCCACCACTTTTGCCATGTCTCTGTGGAGTGGTTGGTGTTTATGACCTTATAAGAATCACTCGCACCGAACCAATACGACCTGTCGTTGTCACTTATCATTCCTCTTTCTAATCCTTTCAAGATGTTCCTTGACCGCAGGCTTTACTGGCGTGGTGAGGGAGCAATCGAACTTGTGCAAACTGCTAATATGTACTGGCTCTGGCGTTCTTCCGCATCGTCCACAATCATCGCAGTCTTTCGCGTTGTAGAGGCTATGGCTTAATACGCAAATCTGTGACATTACTGCACCTCCAACCACTTAATGAGTTCTTTCAGCCGATTGTCGTCGAGTTCTGCCAGATGGTCTATTTTCCCCATCTTCAAGATTTCCTCGATTGGTACGCCTTTCGCGTCCATGAGAGCCTCGACCTTATCCATCAGTTCTGGTCTTGAAAACTCCGTACTCGCCGTTGCATCTTCGGGCAGGTCTTCACCTGCGTAGATGTAAAGTCCAAGTCCGTGTCTGGCACACGCCTTTGTGAGACTTCTCTGTATGGCTTTATTTACGTCGAAAGATGTGATATTATCGACAGGGATAGACTTGTTGCGGTAATCCATTACGGGCAGGTATTCGATATGTTCAATGCCCTCTACCGTTACGCCAGTCTTGACCCACGCGGTCTTGCCGTCTGTGTGGTAAAACCAACCTACTTCATTCTCGTAGATTTTGTAGGTTGCCTCTGGGTAGGCTTTCTTGACTTCAGCCCAAGCCCAAGCCCACGAAAGATAGGTAAGACCGTTCTTCTTTTCCGCGTGTTCATTCACATTGACCGCGTTTAATCTCTCAAAGTAGTTCATTTAACCCTCCTTGTGCAGAACGTAAATGTCGTTCATGCTCTTTGATACTCTTACTGGCAGTCCGAGTCTTCTTGCAGTACCACTTACTGTGGAGTAAACTCTCTTTGCCTCCTGCTCGTTACCACACTCAAACTTGAGATTTGCATCTTCCGAGTCTACAAACTCGATTACTGCGAGTGAAGCCTCACTAATCCTGCTTGCGTTGCCAATCCTATTTGGCATTTCTACGTTCTTCTTGATTTTCATTCTTGTACCTCCTTAACAAATGTTTTCTAACTCTCTTTTGAGAAACTCTGTGATTTTGACTTTCGTTGGGGACTCGTCACTAATGATGTTCCACCGCCCGCACATGAGTTGTCTAACATATCCCTCTTTCGTGCCAACGGCTTCTGCCAGTTCTGCATACGTCAGTCCCAAAATGTCCAGAGCATTTCTCGTCTCGACCTGCCATTGTGATTTTCTTGCTTTCGTCATGTCTCCTCCTTTCTGCCATCGCGGGTTGAAGAAAACGAACATTTGTGGTATAGTTGTTCTGCGACACAACTCAATAACTTATTCGTTTGTTTGACAAATATCGTTTTCGTCAACCTTTTGCTTTGGCATTATCATTATAACGCAAAAGTTCGCAATTTGTCAAGCATTATTTCCTATAATCTTTTTTAAGGGAGAAAAAATTATGAATGATGTACTGAAAAGAATCGAAATCTTGCGGATTGAGAACAATGTAAAGGCGAAAGACATTTGCGCCTATTTGGAAATCGAGCCGAACACCTACTCGTCTTGGAAGAACAGGAACAGAACGCCAGACCCAAACAACATCGTTAGGCTTGCGGAGTATTTTAATGTGTCAACAGACTTTCTCCTCACAGGAGCAGAGCATGGTTTGACGGAAGACCAGAGAAAAGTTGTCCGTATGTATGAATCATTGAATGACGAGGGGAAAGAACTGCTTTTAGAGTACGCAGAGTTTTTATCTGCGCGGTATATAAAAAATAGTGAGGCTCAAGTGGTATGAGAAAAACATTCACTTACGACGGTAAAAGGTACTATGTAGAACGAAAAACAAAGTCCGAACTCGACAAGGCGGTAGAACAAAAGAAATTAGAACTTCGCGAGGGGAGAATAAAGGAATCAAATGTCACTTTCAAAGAGTATGCGTATCGTTGGCTACGGGTTTATAAATCTCCTTTCGTTTCCTCTGCAACTGAATATAGTTACATCGCCTCGATTAAAACATGGTGTGACAGCATCGGTGCTATCAAATTGAAGTGCGTAACGCCCGAAGAATTACAACAGGTAATCAACGAGCAGTACGAGGCGGGGGTTTCTAAATCGAAGACGGACAAACTTATCCTTACGATTCGGCAGATATACAGACAGGCGGTATCAGACAGGCTAATCATCTACAACCCAACGACAACCATACAAAAACCAAGAAACAAGGAAACAAGGAAATGCGCCCTTACGGACGAACAGTATAGGAAAATCGTGGAGAGAGCCAAAGAGCATGAATACGGAGATTTGATACTGACGATTTTGTACTTGGGACTGCGCCCTATGGAAGTCTCTTTGCTCACGGCGGGAGACTTCACTAACACATACGTCCATGTACGAGGCACGAAGTCAAAGAAAGCCGACAGATACGTTGTGCGCCCAGAGGCTCTAATTCTCGATTTGCGAGGAAAAAACGACACGGATAAGGTATTCGTCAATAAACATGGCAAAACGCTCACACGGGACGATTTGAGGCGTATATGGGGGTCTTTCAAAGAGGGGTTAGACCTCGACGGCGTGACTTTATATACTTTGCGTCATACTTACGGCACTCGCGCACAAAAGGCAGGTGTCCCAATAGACGTTTTAGCCGACCTCATGGGGCATGAAAAAATAGAAACAACTCGAAAGTATTACATAGACGATAACATTGAATCGAAAGAACGGCAAAGAGAGAAATTGAATAGTATGTGGGAAAAGTAGTGCAAAATGTGGGAGTTTGTGGTATAATATGTGTAAAGGAGGAATGGTTCAATGACAAAATCAAAAAGATACACAAAAGTATACCGTGGAAAACGATTCGACATTATGGCAAAGTCCGAAGAAGAATTTGAACGCAAACTCGCAATCAAAATGGCACAAAGAGACGAGGAACTTGACGATGACATTAGGCTTGTTTCTTTTAGAAAAGGTAACTACACACACGCGGGCGATGTTGGGGAACTTGAGGCACTTGTCGCGTTTACGCGGGCAGGGTTTGACGTTTCCAAGCCACTTACAAGTAACACAAAATACGACTTGATTGCTGACTACGACGGAAAACTATTCAAAGTCCAAGTGAAGACGATTACAACGGAAGAAGAAGATACTGGCAGACTTATTTTCGCGTTAAGGACAACAGAGGGAAACCACGGAGTGTCTCGTCCATACACAACAGATGACGCAGACGTGATTTTCATACATTGTATTCACCCTCGTTGGGTGGGTCTTGTTCTTCCAGAAAACGGCGTTTTTCCAACGTCAATAAGGATTTCCCCTCGTACCATCGAAGAACGCAAATATCTGTTTGATAACCAAGTGCAGACACTTGTGAACTGATGGAGTTACGAGGGGGTAACGTATTAAATCCTTATGTATCAAGGGTTTCAAGCCTTTCGCGCATGACTGGCAGTCATGAGGTCAGGGGTTCGAGCCCCCTATGCTCCACCATTAAAAGTGTTGGAATTTCAACGATTCTGGCACTTTTTTCTTTTTTGGTAAAACGGTTAGTCCCTCCTAAAATCGACCTAAAATGGGGGACTTTGTGAGGGACTTTTGTTCGTATTACTTACCTTTATATAGGCTCTCTCTGGACTTCTTGGCTTTCTTTCTATATGCGTTATTTAAGTTTGACGCGGACGAGCCATTAGATGTCGAGAACGGATTAGTTACTTTTCCGTTGAACGCGCCAGAGTCGGTCTTCGGCATCTTGCCTTTTCTGCCAGAGCCACCGCCGCCACCGCGTCTTCTATGCCCATATCCTCTGCCACCATTACCAGAGCCACTATCTACGCCCCAGTCTTCATCGTGGTTATCTCCCCACTCAAGCCAGTCGTTTATGGTGTCCTTGTATGGATTCTTCCACCGTTTCCC